CGTATAATTGTTCAGCGTAAAGCAATAATCTCGAAATCGAGGACCAACAGGAGGAACAGGTACTGTAGTGGATACAGTACTGGTTTCTTCTTCAGAAACCAAATCAATGACAGGGCCGTCATGATTTATAACGAAATCTGGAGCAGGCGTAGCAGGATCAGTATCCTGTGCAAGATCGATTATCACCATATCCTCTTCTTCGATAGATCCTTCTGGTGCAATAAAATCTCCACTCAATTCACCTTCCTCCTCCTCCTCTTCCACGTCCGGTGACGAATGGCCAGCTTCTTCTTCGATGAACAGATTTCTTCTTAAAGGCATTTTTAATAATGAATACATATACCTACAGTGTCATTTCATTCCACCAATCATTATTAAGTCACAGCTTAAATACATTTAAGCGAGCTTACAGCTCTTTTAAGCGAGCTTAAAACTTTGAACTACCTACCTTACACTACAAACTAAAATTACCCTAACACTAAACACTAAACACACACACTAGCTCTTAGGTAATACTAGGGCCATAAAATGGCCAGACCTAAGAGCTTAGTTGGTGTAGTGTTACGTTTCGCTACGGTCATAACACTTTTAGTTTGTAGTGTAACATGGAGGAGTATGGATACCTACAATATCAAATAGAAACACAACAACAACAAATAAAAAAACAAATGTTAGCAACAATTGTATTATTATCACTTTTGTTGTTAACCAGTCTTAGTTTACTATTTTATATAATATTCTCTTATGGATAATCATATTGCCTATCACCTACACCTCTTTTCCCTGGCCCTTTTTTCAAAAAAGTATACGTTGGCTCCGCTTCGCTCCGCTTGGGTATCGCTTCGCTTCGCTCCGCCTGGGGTGCGTCGCTACCGCTCCGCTTTATATTAGTTATTTTATGTATAATGGGTCGTTCGAAACCATTCGGCCCCCTTTCGCGCGTCCCCTAAAGGGGCCCCTCACGCGTAGGGTACGGGGGCCTCATGCTTTCTTCACTCTCTTTCCATTGGGATTTATTATATGTACTTGTGTATTTAAATTTCAATATATTTATATTTAAATTCCTTTTTCTATAGCTGAAGCTGTTACATTAACACCTAAACTTTTACCAGCTTTTACAGCTACAGGTCTACGTCTACGCGTAGCTGGTATCGGTGGTGGATCCACCGATTGATAACCTCTTTTCAACAATTTTAATTCCAACTCTGCTTCCATTTCTGCATTTCTTATTTCAGCATCCAATTTTTTCATTCTTACAGCCCTTTTTTGTCTCATCGTAACTCGTCCCTGATCCGTCCTATATTTATTGTAAGTAGACTTAACATAACCCGCAGCAGCTCGAATAGCTTTACCTGTCCCTGTCACTCCAGTTACAGCATCAGCTGCATTATTTAACTGTTGTCCAAATCGAGCTTCTACTTCATCCATTATTTTATTCAGCATATCATCCTCATACGCTTGATCCGTATTAACTGAATTAACACCAACTTCAACAACTGGATCAGTCTGTGACATTACATTTGCAGTACTTTGCATATTAATATTGTCACATGGCTCTGCTGGACCATCTTGCCCCAAAGCTGTCGGTTTACTTTGACCTTCAAAATGAATCAAATTTTCAACCTCTAAGCAAGATGAGCCTGAAGGAGCACCCTCTACAGCAATTACGATAGTCATCCAACCATTAGGAACAGTTAAACCGTTTGTTGCCGGACCAACATTACTAACCCATCTTGAATCATTGGGATCGATGTAAGTAAACGCTTCTTGACCAATAAATTTATTACCATAAACAATTGGCTTATTTATTAAGCTACTCAATGGGATTCGCTTATAAAATGAGCAATTTAACATCGCAGAAACACTGCTAGGAAATGGCCATGTTGTAATTCCATTGACAGACGACGTGTACAAAGCAATATGTGCATATCCTGTACACGTTTGTAACGACAACGGACAGGTAAGACGAACCGCATGCGCTACAGGTCTTACACATGTATACTGGCTTGCAACAGAACTAAATTGTGCAACAGCATTGGCATTACCGAATGCTAATGGCCAATACCAACTTGTAGATGTATTACTGTTTGAACAGCATGAATAAATCTTACAATTTGGCTCAAACGCATATGCTAAAGCATTCGTTGTTGACACTGTAAATGTCACAGAATCTACAGTAAAAAACGAACTCGAAGGTGCTGTAGAAGCGTCAGGTACTCTTACATTGTAAGACTTCTTACTAAACGGATTCAACTGTGCTATCTGAAAAGTAGACAGTTGTTTCTTCGTTCTTCGTCTTACTGCTTTCTTATAATTACGCGTATACCTCACTTTCCTTGCGTAAGTAGGACGCCTTCTACGCTGGCCATATGCAGGTGCATAATAACTACTTCGTACCATTTTTCTTAATACCAAAACTCTTCAAATTTAATAATGACTATATTAAATTTATAGAAAATGTAAAGAACAATCTACCTACAGTAGAAACTAAAATTTCAAGGTTCTGGTAAAGCAACAACCAATGGGATTGCTTCTTCAACATATGGTTGTAACTGGTTACGTACGTCACTAACCAGACATCCATCACGTATTTCAGGATGGTAAGTTACCTTAAAACGACGTTTTAATGCTTCAAATAAGTTGACGTCATCACCGCAACATTCTTTAATCGAATAATTGGACGTAATCACAATTTTCGAAGGTCGGATCATCCTTGATGCTCCTTTAACTTCGGCACGAAACGGGTAACGATCAGCCCACACCTTAAGCATTTGGCTGAGTCCTGTACAGGTTGGATCCCACTCCTCAATAACAACTTCCTCTTCTTCGTCATAACTATCCCACCATTTGTTTAGCCCTTTTCGATACGCATTGGGAAATCTTTCATAAACGGATCGACTCTTACCTGTACCAGGTGGACCATAGTGCCATTCATTCTTCAAGTCACCATCAATAGCCGAAAACTTCCGTTTATCCAATCGAATTAACTTCTCGTGATGAAGTACATATGCAGAAGGATACTTCACCATAATCTCTTCCATCTTCCCTTCTCTTGATAATTCGATTATCTCCTTCCACATAGCTTTCGATGACTTTCCCTTTTCCTCTTGAGTCATTGGTTTCACACCATGCTCAACAAAATCTCCGTCCTTCTTACAATAATCAATGGCTTGATCAATAGTACCACGACGGCTTTCAAGATGATATCTTGACCCAAGTAAATTCTTTGCTTGGTTAAAGGTACGTGGATTCACAAATCTCACGTAACCTTGTAAATGCTTGGTACCCTCAGCTCCAACTTCACGACCATAACAAACGTATGAAGAATTTAAACACCGCAAACTGTCTTCATCTTCATTCGTATAATTGTTCAGCGTAAAGCAATAATCTCGAAATCGAGGACCAACAGGAGGAACAGGTACTGTAGTGGATACAGTACTGGTTTCTTCTTCAGAAACCAAATCAATGACAGGGCCGTCATGATTTATAACGAAATCTGGAGCAGG